CAAGAACCAGTCGCTTACGTGACTATATACCTGAACTAGAACAACTTAGAATTCAGGTTGACAATCCAGGAGATTTATAGTATTATGTTTTATACAGAAAAGATTACAATAACCGTACCTGCAGAGGAGAAGAAAATGGGATTAACAAGACCTAAATCAACACAACTTGAAAAGCCAAAGAAGAAAGATGATCCACATTTTTGGGTCAGTCTTGTAAAAAGTGGAATCAGAATAGCGGCATGTTACATGCTTTTTATTGGCAGTATTGAAATGGCCGCAGTTACACTTGCTATAGCAGAATTTGCAGGAATAGGTGAAGAACTAGTATAATGAGTGCTGATGTAGACATTGACTTTGCTGATAGGCAACACGTAATGGATCTAATCAAATGTACTCCTGCTAGACAAAATGCAGAAGGACGTAAGCACAACAGTGGTGTTTATGTTACGCCAATACCAGTTGATGCACCAAATGGCTGTGCAAGTATTGACTATGAATATGCTGAACAACGCGGCTATTTTAAACTAGACTTACTTAATCAAAGTGTATACACACTGATACGTGACCAAGCACACTATGATAGTATGTTGGCAAAAGAAACCGACTGGACTAAACTGCAAGACAAACAGTTTTGTGAACGTATAGTACATATCGGTAACTATCATGAACTAATAGTTGCAATGCAACCAGATAGTATACAACGTATGGCTGCATTTATTAGTATAATACGTCCAGGTAAAGCACACCTACAACGTAAAACGTGGGAGGATGTATTTGCAACTGTGTGGGATGGTGATGATAGTGCTGGTTTTGTGTTTAAGAAATCACATGCAGTAAGTTATGCACGTCTTGTTGCACTGCACATCAATCTACTCTGCGAACAAGTGTAATACTGCGTCGTTTAATTTTCTTACGTGAAAGTTCTTGTAAGCTCGTCGCAGGTCCTAAAATAATATCTAAATCTTTGTTGATAAACGTTTTGAGATAAGGTCTGAACTGTTCCCAATCGTTTTTGAGAAATATGTTAATAGGTATACTACGGTTTGATTCCCACCACCACTGGTTTGCAAGCTCTAAGAATTCACGTTTTTGTCCTTCATGAACAATGCCGCCAAAGTCGTAAATGGTGGTTATTTGATCATCTCTATTTTGTATAACACCAACATATTCATTACTTGCATACGTGCAAAATGTAATGAACGGATATCGTTCTGCAATCTTTTCGAATAGCTCTACGCCCATAAATACCTTGTAATTGGAGTTAAATTTAATGTATTCTACACCCGTCTATTTATATCAGCAAAAGCAGCAGGTACTATTACCTGCTACGGACGGTTCTTACTTTCAAAGGAGATGGCAACCAGTGTATGCTAAAAAATTAAAAGTCAACAGAGGAGTTGACAACGTTATACTGTTTGAGTTTATCAATCAAGATCAAAAACCTGTAAACATCACAGGTAGCACAATAACATTTAGGATGATGAGTACAAATGGCGATGAATTACTCATAGCAGAAGATCTTGTGCATTTAAGCAGTGCATTTGGAAGGGCTAAAGTTACACTTTCAAGTGAAAAACTGGATCTAATTGAAGAGCAAACTGCCACCTACAGTTTAGAACGTGCAAGTGGTAATTTATATGAAGCTGTGTTTACTGACGCATACAGTGCTGGCAGAGGACAAGTTGAAATAGTAGACAGTGTGTACCCAGACTTTGTTGATAGTAAAATACTTGAACTTCCAGAACCAATGATAAAAAGGGGTGCAGCAAACCAAGATCGAAACTACACCAGTATGGCATACACTGCTAACAATACACTCACTACATTTCAATTGGACTTTGATAATTTTACTGGAAATGTTATAGCACAAGGCAGTGACACACAAATTGGTCCTGATTGGTATGATATTGGATCGCAAACTGTTTATGCAAATCAAAATACACGAAGTTATATCAACATTGATGGTCGACACAATTGGATACGTTTTCAACTCAATCAATATGGACTATCTGCAGATGGTGTTGCAACAGTACAAAACGGATCAGTAACTGCCATAACATCTGCTGGCGGGTCAGAATGGTTTGGAGCAGGCACTCCCAACGTTGATATAGTAGGAAATCCAGGAGGCACTGGAGCAACTGCTACTGCAACGAAAACTGGCAATTCGGTGGGCGAGATCACAGTCACCAATGGCGGACAAGGATATTTAGAAGTACCAACAGTTAAAATTAATAACGGCAGTATTACACAAATCCTTTATAGATAGATAACCAAAACACTTGATCAATTATATAAATTATGCTAATATACTAGCATAATGATAGATATCTTAAGTTACATTCCGCAGAAGCGTAAAAATACAAGTTCTGGTTGGGTAAGTTTTAATGCACCTTGTTGTGTACACAAAGGCGAATCACAGGACAAACGTCTGCGTGGTGGTATAAAACAAGCAGATGATGACTGGAGTTATCACTGTTTCAACTGTGGCTTTACTGCAAGTTTTACTGCAGGGCGAAGTGTTGGTTACAAAGCACGTAAGTTGCTTGAATGGCTAGGTGTTGATCCAACTGACGTTGAAAGACTGAACTTAGAAAGTTTAAAACGTAAAAGTTTATTAGACTTAACTGCTGAACGTAACACAATCAAACAAAAGCAAATTGACTTTGAAGAACAAGAAATACCCACAGGTGTAGAACGCATAGATGAAAACAGTAAAGAGCACCTTCACTATGTTGAATACCTAACAAAACGTGGCATGGTATTTGGCTATCCGTTTCTAGTAGATAAAAAACGAGGACCAAGAGATAGAATTGTTATACCATACACATACAAGAACAGGATAGTAGGACATACATCACGTTACTTGGACAATCGTACGCCAAAGTTTATAAACAGTCAGCAACCAGGGTATGTGTTTGGATATGATTTACAAAAGTCAGACTGGACCACGGCTATAGTTGTTGAGGGTATATTTGATGCACTAAGTATATCTGGATTAGCATGTATGCATGAAACCATAAGCAAAGATCAAGCACAGTTGCTAAAGCAGTTGAAACGCAGGATTATAGTAGTACCTGATCAGGACCGTGCAGGATTAAGTATAATTGATGCCGCAGTAGAACACAAGTTTGAAGTTAGTATACCAGAGTGGCCTGAAGACGTAAAAGATGTAAACGATGCAGTGGTGCGTTTTGGTGTAGCACAAACACTACAACAAATACATCAGTGTGCAGAACGTAGTAAAATAAAAATTGAAATGGCACGTAAACGCCTAGCGAGGATAGTATGATAGAATATACATATGATGTACAGAAATTGTTCTTAGAAATGATGATGCATGATGCACAAAGTTTCTTAAGAGTACAGAATATTTTTAATGAAGAAAACTTTGACAGAGACTTAAGGGAAACTGCAAAGTTTATCTATGATCATGCTAACGAGCATAAAACACTTCCTGACAGAGCACAGATTAAAGCAGTTACAAACATTGAACTGTTGGAGATTCCAGACTTAAACAGTGGACACACTGATTGGTTCTTAGAAACATTTGAGGCATTTACTAGACGTGTTGAACTAGAACGTGCAATACTTAAAAGTGCAGACTTGTTGGAGAAAGGTGAGTATTCACCAGTTGAGAAACTGATTAAGGATGCAGTGCAAATAAGTTTGACAAAGGATCTGGGTACAGATTATTTTGAAGATCCTCGTGCAAGACTTGCGGCACTGAAAGACAACAACGGACAGAATAGTACTGGTTGGCCTAAGTTGGACAAACTGTTATATGGTGGCTTCAACAGAGGTGAACTACAGATATTTGCTGGTGGTTCAGGATCAGGTAAGAGTTTGTTTATGCAAAACTTGGCAGTGAACTGGATGGAAGCAGGACTGAGCGGAGTGTATATTACACTTGAATTAAGTGAAGGATTGACTGCTATGCGTGTTGATAGTATGTTGACAAATACTCCTAGCAAACAGTTGTTCAAAGACATTGAAACTGTTGAAATGAAAGTGAAGATGATGGGCAAGAAAGCAGGTGGCTTGCAGATAAAGTACATGCCTGCACAAAGCACAGTAAATGATATAAGAGCATTTGTAAAAGAACTTAGCATAAAGCAAGGCAAAAACATAGACTTTATGTGTATTGACTATTTGGATTTGCTTATGCCAGTTAGTGCTAAAGTATCGCCAAATGATTTGTTTGTTAAGGACAAGTATGTTTCAGAAGAACTGCGTAACCTAGCAAGAGAACTTAACATACTGTTTGTTACTGCTTCACAGTTGAACAGAAGTGCAGTTGAAGAAGTAGAGTTTGATCATTCGCATATAAGTGGTGGTATCAGTAAGATCAATACTGCAGACAATGTGTTTGGTATATTTACAAGTCGTGCAATGCGTGAACGTGGCAGATATCAAATACAGGCCATGAAGACTAGAAGTTCAAGTGGTGTTGGCATGAAAGTGGACTTGGAGTTTGACATAGAAAGTTTGCGTATACGTGACTTAGGTGATGATGAAGAGTATCAACAGTTTAAGAAACAGAGTTCAAGTATCTATGATCAAATAAAAGCAAAGTCAATACAATCAGATCCAGCCGGTGATGCAACTGTAGAAGATGAGCCAGGTAAGATTGTTGCTGATGTACAAAGTACAAAACTTAAACAGATGTTGGCAGGTATCAAGGCAAAAGGTTAGGCATACTGATCAATAGGCATTGCTTTTACATTTTTACGTTTTACTTTTA